CCCCCGCAGGGGTTTTCCTGCTGCCACCATGCGATCATGCCATGAATAGCAGTCAGGAGCAAGGCAGGCAACGGTCTGCCCCCCTCCGGGAGGCGCGGTCTAAAATGCCATTCAGTGCCGTTACGCTCAAAAGTGACCATCGTGGCGGCTTCTCCACGAGTATCGCAGACAGCATATATTCTTCGGCGACGGTGGGGGATTCCCCAATATTGAGCGTTGACAATTCGATAGGCAACAGCTCCGTAGGACACAGCCTTTGCCCATTTTCCATGCTGGCGAATAGGCTTATCTGTTCCACCTCCGGCAAAATCTCGGAGGTGCAAAAGCTCGTTGAGAACAATTTCAAAATCCTTTCCGCCATGCGACGACAGCGCACCCGGCACATTTTCCCAAATGACAAAGCGCGGATACCTTCCGCCTGTGGCAGACAGCATTTCCCGGATGACCCGGATTGCTTCATAGAACAGGCAGCTTCGGTCGCCGCCCAGTCCTTTGCGCTTTCCCGCAATGCTCAGGTCTTGGCAAGGAGAGCCGAAAGTGATGATGTCCGCCGGCTCGATCTGACCGCCTTTGATGTCCGTTATGCTGCCGAGGTGTTGCATCTCCGGCAGGTGTGTTTTGGTAACGGCAATAGGGTAAGGCTCCACTTCGCTTGCCCATACAGCCCGCCCGCCGCACATCACAGCACACAGCGGCATGGTCCCGCTTCCATCGAACAGGCTGCCCAGCTTTACCTCCGCCGCAGGCTTCCCCAATTCCCGGAAAGCATTTTGGACGAAGAACAGGGCATTCGGCAAGGCCATGCCGTTGCCCCACATGGAATACTCCGCCGACGGACTGTGCAGCTCGTCGTGCCATTTCTTCACAGCGGCATCGCTTCTGGCTCCATCTGCCCTGGCAATGATTTTCTTTGGCTTCTGCCCTTTGATCTTGCAGTTTCTCAGATACACTTCCCGCCAGAACTGGATTTCCGTTTCATTCGCCAGCGGTGCAATTTCTCCCCATCCATCTGGAAAGCCCTGCAATCGTCCACACTCCATCGGCAACAGGCGGCGCACGATCCATTCCGGCAGGCGTAGCGCATCCGGCTGAATGACCGGGTTGATGTAATTCAAACTCCATCCCCCTGATTCTTTCGCTTTGAGCGTTCCGCTCACCGTGCCATTCAGACGGTTGTTTCTTGCATCGTATGCCACCGCATGACGGTCTTGCGTGTTCAGCGTGAACGAGGCATTTTCCCGGACACCACTTCCATTTTGGTTTGTGTTTCGATCAACGAAGTTCCCGGCAAGGCAGAACGAGTTGTAGCCTACAATGGTTCTGTCCTTGTCACGGCTCAGGGTTGGTGCTGTATTCATCAGGCGTTCGGCGTTAGTCTGGGTGGATGCAATGCAGCACACGTCTTTCTCAGCGTTCACGCCGCTGTCCCCCCTCCCTCGAACCAGAATGGCCTGCTACCGCATGGTAGCTGGCGGTGTGCATCAGCGAAGGAGCCACGCCGTCCGCATCGTATACCCGTTTTCCCTGCGGGAAGTCCTGGGTCAAGCATTTGATTTCCATAGTTGTCCTCTTTTCTTGTGCGAACGGCCGGCATCGAACCGGCCCGCCTGTTGATGATGGGGAATCGGAAACAGGCGGCACCCTGCGCTCGCATATCAGACCCGCTCCGTAAGAGAGGTACAGAGCGGGACGGCCACTGCAATGGCCTGTTGCTTTTGGCCTGAGCAAGTTGAACAGGGTGTTTCTGCGCTCACACTGCGGCGCACCCGTTCCCGTCATATCCATGCGGGTGCGGCTTCGGCAAGAACGGCAGCCCGGTTTTGCATCGGGCTTGAACGGAAAGGAGGACGCTGCTGTACAGCACCGCTCCGCCGTGCCGGGCGGCTGACTTCATGGCCGTGCCCGGCTTTCATGGAAAGCGTTAAGCAGGCGCAGATGGGGTTCGGCCCCATTCACAGTGTCCCTGTACCAGAAAGGCACCCCGCGCCACATAAAAAGCAGCCCCGCTTCTGCGGGCGGGGCTGCCTATCGCTCTACCGGGGACAATGCTTTGTATCAGCAGCATCGTTTCCCTCATAGTGCTTGCACTCCACGTTGTAGCCGCTGCACGGAGCACATCGCGCAGCGGTGATCTTGAACGTGTGCTTGCACTGTTCTACGTCATTCTTCTTTGTGCCCCTGTGTGGGGCAATTCCGATATGTACGCTCCTTGCCAAACTCTTGACCCTCCTTGCTTTATATAGGTAGCTGCACCGTCCAAGCGGGGATGTGTTGCAGCGTTTGTCCTGCACCGCCTCCCAGTGCTCCGGCGGGTTGAAGTTGATCCGCCGCCGAGGTTTCAACCAACCTTCGAGGAAGTAAAGATCACTATCCCATTCTTTAGCCGCTTCATCTGCCCACTTGAGCATTTCTTTTACGGCTTCTGGCAGTTCAAATTTTCCATCCCATAGGGGGCTGTCTGCCTCTGTAATGTCCGGCATGGTTGCTGGTAGCTCTATCCGCTCACCGCTCGGAAGTTCAAGATAGGCGGTATACCCGCTCACTTTTCTACCTCCACAATGTGCGTAGCGATCATATCCGCCATGTGAACGCACAGAGCTTCGGGGCAGCTGTCATATACTTTGCTCAAGGTTTCCCAGTCCTGCTGCCCGGTGTAAGCACCCATGTGCCAGCGGATTGCCAGCACTTCTTTGTCTGTCAGATGCAACCACCTCTGGATCAGGATGACCGATTCTTCACCATGCCCCAGCATCCGTGTGTCCTCATAGCGATACCCGCCGCCCGGCTTTTCGATATATTTCCCATCCTTGCAGACGTCGTGCAGAAGGGCCGCAACAAAGACCGCCCGTTTGTCGCAGGTCTTGAATCGCGGCGTTTCGCACAGTTCCATCGCCGCTTCTGCCACATTGATAGAGTGTTGGAGCAGCCCGCCCGGAACACTCAAATGATACTTGGTGCTGGCTGGGCTGGTGAAGAAACCGATCTCATCCAACACCCGCCACAGTGCCATGCTGCCCATCCTCTGCCCGATTGCATCATCAAACATCCGGCGGTACTTCTCTTTCGGGGAATACGTTTCGTGGTCTTCCATGTTCCTTTCCTCCGAAATCAAGTTTCATCCGCCGCAGGAGCTTCCCGGATAGGCTTTGCGGGCAAATCAGCGGGGCCGATAGCCTTGAGGTCTTCCGTGTTGATTTCCTGGGTGGGGTGTTCCAACGCCTGTTCGAGTGCTACATCCAGTCCGATTTTCACGTCCTGCAGCAGAGCCTTGGCTCCCTCGGCGTTCTGGCAAGCAGCAGCAACAATGTTTGCCAGTGCCGCAACAGCGAGGTTTACCAGCGTTTCATCGTCACCATGTGCCCACAGGTCAACACTGTTGTTTTCCAGTTCTACGGAAAAGCCAATTTTCTTTTCGTCGTTCATATCGTAGTCCTTTCTTTGGTGGGTGGATGTTCGGTCTTTGGCGGTACGCCCCGGGGTTAGCACCGGGCGGAAGGGAATGCGCCCTCTCCTGCACTGGCCGTACCAGATAAAAAGGCGGCATCAGACAGGTAGCCGCCACCCATGCGGGCCGCCCCGCTGTATTCTTTCTGCCCCCAGCAGGTAGGGCCCCGGCCTTGCGGTAGCCGGGCGGCCACCCCCTAGATAGACTAGCCGCATGGTGGGCGGGTAGGTCTGCCCATGCCCGGAAGCTCACTCTTTAACGTGTTCTTCCTGTTTCATCTTGTCTATGTACTTCTGCGCCAGATCGTGAATCTGCTCTTTGAACGCTGCCCGCTTACGGCGTTCCAGCAGCTCAAAGATTCCGGCGCAGGCAATCACCGTAATAATCCCAGCCATCACGATTTCCTTGATCCATGCCATTTGTATAAATTCTCCCGGGTCTTATCCAACATATCCCGTCTGTGATTCGCCACCATCTTCCAGTAATGCTCCTCCTTGGACACCTCAAGAAATGCTTCCTCAGCTTCCTTTTTGGCGTAGTGGTTCAGGATGCCCCACAAAAGAAAAAGAGCCGTCGCCACATCTGTCGCAATCCTCACCGCCAGATCAGGGGTTCCGATGTGATATAGCCAGATTGCAAGTTCAAGCATTTTTCTACCTCATGTGAAATAAACTGGTTTGGTTCGTGTAATTCGCAAAGCGTTCTTCCTGCGTCTTGAAATAGAACGGGTCGATTTCAAAGCCGATAAAGTCAACACCCGCTTCATAGGCGGCAATTCTGCTGCTGCCACTTCCGAGGTGAGTATCAAGAACTTTCTGTCCAGGCTTTGCGAAATTCTGAAAAATCCAGTCATACAGAACAATCGGCTTCTGCGTTGGGTGAATTCGTACTTCATTCAGGCTTTTGTTTCCCTGCATGATATGCCCTTCGGAAATGCTCTTGCCCTGCATCATCCCGCTCCACATATAGCGGAATAGTCTGACCGTCTTGAGTAGGTCTGTTGCCGCAATCTCGCAGTCGGAAAAACTTGTCGCTTGGTTGCACTTATCCCATACGATACGCCCCGGAGCAAAGCCATAGCTGAAATAGGGCGGGTCCACCACAGCGAGATCAAAGTAACCATCCGGGAAAGCGGCCATTGCTTCCATGCAGTCCATGTTGTAGCAATTATTCAATTCAAACGTCTGCGTCGTCATTCTTTCAGCCCGCCGGGGTATTCCGCCCGATACCGTAACCGCTGCTTTGCATTGTAGAGCCGCATCTGCCCCAGTTCTGCGCTGTAGCCCGCACGTCCGTTGCTGTCAATCTCGCCGGTGTCGCCACGCTGCAGCTCTCTGTAAATAGTGGACCAGTTAAACGACATGGCACGGGCGATTCCCGTGATGCTCTGGCCGTTGTTATATCTGGCTTCCAAAACCTTGCGGTCTTCCAGCGTCATGTGCCTTGCCACTTCTTTCTCCCTCTCTTCCTGAAAAATGCGCAAAAAAATAACGCAAGAGAATCCGCTTGATTTCTCTTGCGTTTTCTCTTGCGTTTATTTTACAATCTCAGTTGCGATAAATCAATCACTAAGTTCAACAAATTTTCGCCTGATTTTTTGTGTATTTTAGCACAACACAAACAGGCCGTCAAGTTTTGGTTCCTTGCAGCCTCTTTCATTCGTTCAGTTTTACCAATCCTTTCTTCCCGCCCCGCCTTTCCAGCTATGCGCTCGCTCTCTTATATAATAGTTACTTTACTTTTCGTTATGCGGTCAGCCCCAGTTCCCGCAGGCATTGGCGGAACATGGTCGCCGCACTCTTATACCCGTGAATCTTCCGGGGGTAGTTGTTGATCCAGTTCTCCGTAGCTGCGATTTCTTCCTGGGTCACATTGGCAAAGTTCGTTCCTTTGGGATGACGCCTGCGAATCATGCCATTCACATTCTCATTGCTGCCCCGCTCCCAAGAGGAATACGGGTGGCAGTAGTACACCTTCGTCCGCTGGCCGTCGATCAGGCAGGAACGCTCGATCTCGTCCGCCATTGCGAACTCGGTTCCGTTGTCCACAGTGATGCTCTTATATATAGTGCCGAACTTCTCTGCGCCAAGCTTCCGTTCTATGGCATCCAGTGCCCGCACGGTCGTTTCCGCACGGCGGTTCGGAACGAGGATGATCTTCTCATTCCTGGTCTTGCGCTCGGTCAGCACCAGCAATGCCGCGGTGCTTTTCTTTTTGCCGGAGTATACCGTGTCCATTTCCCAGTGTCCAAATTCTTCCCGGCTCTGGATTTCTTCCGGGCGTTTATCAATGCTCTCTCCTGCCGGCGCACGGGCAGGTTCCTTCTTCTTCACCTTTTTATATTCGTTCTTATGTACGCCATGCCTGGGCAAAGCTACCTGTGTCAGGTTCAGAAACACGCCTTTCTTGATGTAGCTGTAAATGGTAGGAACGGAGATGTGGGTCTTGAATGTCCGTCCTTCTTCCATTGCATAGCCATACACTGCCGCCGGGGAGCAGTCTTTCTCTATAATAGTCTGTTCGATATAAGCTGCCAACTCATGGTCCTTTCCGATTTTAAGGTCCGGTCCTTTTTCTCGGAGGTTTGCTTGATACCTCTGTTCCGCTATATCTGGGCTGTACGTCGGGATCATCTCCCATGTTTTGCCGTCCAGCCTGTCATAGCTGCCCCGTTTTAGTTCCCGGTATACCGTCGAAGGATCAACACGCAACTTTTCCGCTATCTCTCGTGTCCTCATTCCTTCCTTTTTCCACTTCTCAATGCGAAGACGGTCCGTAAAGTTTAGGTGTTTGAACACTCTCACGCCCTGTTCCTCCTTTCAATTCTGGCGTTTCTTTGCATTTCAAGCGTAAAAGATACGATGTGCTGTTGTCAATATGCAGACTTTCCACATTTTTCACTGTTCCTTTGTGCAAAACTTCCAGGCAAAGAAAAAAGCCCCCGCCAGCAACCCTAAAACAGGCTGCCAGCGGGGGCAGATTGCCCCGCTTTTCCTACATCAATACCCCGCGTGGAACGCAGGGCTTCAGGAAAAGCAGAGCCGTGGTCTTATTACAGGTGGTTCTTGTACCGCTTCAAATCCTCGTCGGCTTTCAGTGCCGCTTTGGTGAAGCTGTTATTGAACCAAAAGCCGGGGATCGCCGCGGCGATGGTGAATCCAGCGGACACCAGCTGTTCAATGGTGCTGTTCTCAATGGGCAGGATGGGCTTTCCCATCGCAGAGAGCAGCTGGTTTGCCAGTGCCACCGTGAGGCAGATGGTGCGGGTAACAGTGCCGGCGGAAACAGTCTTCTCGGTGTAGATATGAGCGTTCATAATTCAGTTCTCCTTACTGTCCTGTTCGGACTTCTGCTTCAAAATTTCAATAGCCCCGGTCAACGCCTTGGGGACGGGAATACCCATCAGACCAGCGTTTTCGATGATCGACAAGGTTTCGTTTGCGATAAAGGCAATGACAACGGCGTCCCTGATAAAATTCGATCCCATCACCGTATCGAGGTGGCAAGCCACCAACACGATCAGCAGGGTCACTCCTTTACGGCACAGCCCTTTCCATCCTGCCCGAGATTCCAACGCACCGTTTTTGCTCTTGGGGCTGGCATGAAACACACCGGCGACCACCAGCCCCGTGACATAATCCACAGCCATAAAAAGAACCAGCGTGGAAAGTGCTGCATCCCATCCGCCGAACTGACTTGCGATCAGGCTTCCAACCAGTCCAATCATCCCGCACACTCCATTCTTTACTGCGTCACCCATCTGGATTTCACCTCCCGTACATCAACGTGAACGAAACCGTCCGTGTAGTACCGACCAATGCCGCCCTTGCCGGGCAGCAGAGTTTCGGCATAAGCGGCCAGTGCGTCAACCGAAACACCAGCGATCCAGATGTCAGCCGCTTTGCCATAAAGGTGCTGGCTGTGCTTGGATGCTTTCTTCTGCCTTGCGTTGTGGCTGGCGGTGCGGAAAGCACTATTGATATTCACCGCCTTACCGAAGTGATCCCGGATTTTCTGCAACAGGGTCACAAGCTCGTCGTCGATAAAGATCGGGTCGCTGTGGTCCTTACACCGAAACTCCCGGACGTGAAAGTTCTTGCTCAGAGCTTTGCTCCCGTCCTTTGCATAGGAATAGGCTTTAATCGCCATCTTCAACATCTCCTTCCGGGCGCAGGTCTGCCCCGCACCCTCTCATGCAGCAGTCCACCATCAGTACGCCAAACTCGGCCCGCTCGGTGGCGGTGTCCGCTCCCATCGTTTCCAGCCTGTCCAGCAGGCTTTCGCA